GGTGAACCATGGCTATTCCAACTTCTCGAGATCAGTTAAAAGAACATTGTCTGCGCAGGCTAGGTAAGCCTGTGGTAGATATCAATGTTGACGATGAGCAGGTGGAAGACCGAGTCGACGAAGCTCTTTTGTACTACAGAGACTATCATTTTGATGGTGCTGAGCGAGTTTACTACAAGCACAAAGTTACTGCAGAGGATAAAGAGAATCAATACGTAACACTAGATGACTCGTTCATTGGTGTAGTTGGCGTATTTGATATAGGAGACTCTACTCAAACATCTAACTTGTTTAACGTACGATACCAAATACATTTAAATGACTTGTTCGACTTTTCTTCTGCTACCTACGTGCCTTATGTCACAGCTATGCGTCATGTAGCACAGTTAGAAGAGATCTTTGTTGGTAAAAAGCCAATCAGATTTAACCGACATACTAATAAGCTACATATTGATATGTATTGGAAGGATGTTGGTACTGGCGACTATATAATAATAGATGCATACAAGGTAACAGATCCCAACGTATATTCTGATGTGTGGGCTGATAGATGGTTGATGCAGTACACTACATCGCTTATTAAAAGACAGTGGGGTGAAAACCTCAAGAAATTCGAAGGGCTACAGATGCCTGGAGGTCTTACGTTCAATGGGCAGAAGATTTGGGAGGAGGCTACAGAAGAGATTCGTCGATTAGAAGACGAAATGATTACTAGCTACTCATTGCCTGTTAGCGACATGACTGGATAAGCATGTTAAATAAATACTTTAACAATTATGGCTTTACGCGTGAGCAAGATGTCGTAGAAGACTTGATTCTAGAGTCTATTAAGATATACGGACACGATGTAAAGTACCTTCCGAGAACATTGGTCAAGAATGATCACTTGTTTGGAGAAGACACTTTATCAAAGTTTGAGGAAGCTGTTGATATCGAAATGTACTTGAAGTCTATGGAAGGCTTTGAGGGTGATGGACAGTTTCTTAGTAAGTTTGGATTAGAGATACGGGATCAGATAGTACTTACGGTTGCACGTAAGAGGTTTGATCAGGTTGTTACCTCTCCCAAGCTTATGACCGAGGTTGGTTACAATCTTGTTTTTGAAGATGGTAACAACAATGAGCCGAGTCGTCAGTTTTTGACTGGAGACAAGGCAACTGAAGCATGGGTACAGGAAGGTGATGACTACTTAAACACCCTGAACCGTCCTAGAGAGGGAGATCTGATCTATTTCCCCATGATGGACAAGATATTCGAAGTAATGTATGTCGATGATCGTCCTGTACATTTTCAGCTTGGTAGAATGCAGTCTTATGATTTACGCTGTGAACTCTACGAGTATAGCAGCGAAGAGATTAACACTGGTGACAGCGATATAGATGCTGTCGAAGATAACTATAGCCTAAACACTCTGATATACCAATTCACCTTAGAAGATGGATCTGGGATACTTCAGAGTGAGGATGGCGATAGTTTGCTTCAAGAGTTTGCAATAGAAACATCTGCTCCTGCTGCGAACAACAACTTCTTCCAGTTCGAGGCAGACTCTATATTAGACTTTAGTGAAAGTAATCCGTTTAGTGAACGAGATAGATACTAATGTTTGGCCATACTTATTATCATAGTATTATTCGCAAGTACATTATCATGTTTGGTACAATGTTCAATGATATTGATGTACAGCGTTTTAATCAGTCTGGCGAAAGGGTGCAAACATTACGGGTACCTATTGCTTATGGTCCTAAGGAGAAATTCCTAGTAAGGTTGGCGCAAGATCCTAACTTCGATAAGGACGTTGCTATTTCACTACCTAGGATGTCCTTTGAAATAACTTCAATGAATTACAATCCTACTCGTAAGCTACCTTCTACTATTAAGAATGTATACAATTACGAGGATGACAATAAGTTAAAGTATCAGTACACGCCTGTACCTTTTGATATTAACATTTCGTTATCAGTGTTTGTAAAGAACGCGGATGATGGTGTACAAATACTAGAAGGTATCCTTCCATTCTTTACACCGGAGTGGACTAACAGTGTCAAGCTAATACCTGATTTGAATATTAATATGGATGTTCCTGTAGTGTTCAACGATATATCTACAGAGGACACGTATGATGGAGATTTCTCAACTAGAAGAGCTCTGATACATACGTTGAACTTTACTGTCAAGGGATACTTGTTTGGACCTGTTAGAACACAGGGTGTGATCAAGCGCGCAATCACGCGTGTTAGCGTCTCTACTGCCAATACGTCAGAAGTGTCATCAACGTTAGAAGTTACTCCTGGATTGACCGCAAATGGCACTCCTACATCAGACGCGAGTGTCTCAATTCCATCGAGCTCTATTGGTAGCGACGACGACTTTGGCTATATAGAAGATCAGCAGTTCTTTGTAAGTGGTACTAAACGTGAGTAAAACTAAGTTAGAAAACAACCTTAACGATCTATTCGAGTTGCCGGCAGATACTGCTAGCATAGTAGAGAGTAAGGAAGCACGTACTCCAGAAGCTACTAATCAGTTAGTTAATCGCGAAGGACGAGACTTTACAGGCGATATCGACACTGACTATCGATACGCCAGAGAAAACTTATACGACCTTATTGAGAACGGATCACACGCACTTCATGAGCTAGTAGAGATTGCAAAAGCAAGTGAGCACCCCAGAGCGTTTGAAGTAGTTGCTTCGCTAATGAAGACACTGACTGACGCAAACAAAGATTTGTTAGACATACAGACTAAAGTCAAAAAGCTCAAGCAGGACGATCCTGCCACGCAAGGACCAAACAACGTCACCAATGCTTTGTTTGTTGGGTCGACCACCGAGCTACAGAATATGCTTAAAGATAACTTAGATAGTGATACTTGATCGGCTACACCGCCATTATCCCCCCCTTGAAGAATAAGTCAACAGTTAATGTCTATAGATACCTACCTTGGCAACAAAAATCTTAAAAGAGTTGGAGTTCCTGTTGAATACACGCAGGAGCAAGTCAAGGAGTATATCAAGTGCTCCCGCAATGCTGCCTACTTTATAAGGAACTACGTAAAGATTGTTAATGTCGACACAGGTCTTGTAGATTTTGACCTGTGGCCTTTTCAAGAAGAGATGGTAGACAAGTTCAACTATAACAGATTTGTAATATGTAAGCTACCACGACAGGTTGGAAAGACTACTACGGTTGCTGCATACATTTTATGGCAGGTGCTGTTCAACGATCAGTACAGTGTCGCTATCCTTGCAAACAAACTAGCACAAGCTAGAGAGATCCTTGGACGAATACAAACAGCTTACGAGTGGCTACCAAAGTGGCTACAGCAAGGTGTTAAAGAATGGAACAAGGGTAACATAGAATTGGAGAATGGATCCGAGATACTAGCTTCAGCTACTTCATCCTCGGCTATTCGAGGTACATCTCAGAACCTAATATATCTTGATGAGTTTGCATTTGTACCTAACAATCTACAAGAAGAGTTCTTTGCATCGGTGTTCCCTACAGTATCATCTGGTACCAGTACTAAGGTTCTTGTAACATCCACGCCTAACGGTATGAATATGTTTTACAAGATATGGGTGGACAGTGAGGAAGGCAACAACAGCTACGTGAGACACGATGTACATTGGTCAGATGTTCCAGGACGAGATGAGAAGTGGAAGCTAGAGACTATCAAGAACACAAGCGAGGAGCAGTTCAGACAAGAGTTTGAATGTGAGTTCCTAGGAAGTTCAGCAACGCTTATTGATGGACGCAAGCTAGCTCAAATACCTTTCATCAAACCGGTTGCCTCAAATAACGGGTTTGATATATATGAGAGACCTCAGAAAGATCACTTGTATGTGGTGACTGTTGATACAGCGAGAGGCGTAGGGTTAGATTACAGCGCTTTGGTAGTATTCGATGTCACTGATATGCCATACAAAATTGTTGGTAAGTATCGATCTAAAGAAATATCCCCAATGTTCTATCCGGACGTTATTGTAAATGCTGCAAAGATGTATAACGAGGCATTTATATTAGTAGAATTGAACGATTTGGGCGAGACTGTTGCAACTATTATTCAACAGGATCTCGAATACGAAAATATACTAAGTACTAGTGTAAAAGGAAGAGGTGGGCAGCAAGTAAGCGGTGGTCACTCGCATCGGATTCAGCTTGGCGTCAAAACAACAAAGACCGTTAAGCGAATCGGGTGCTCCAACCTAAAGGACATAGTCGAAAGCGATAAGATGATTATCAACGACTATGATCTTTTACAAGAGCTTTCAGTTTTCATAAATAAGAGAAGCAGCTATGAGGCTGAAGAAGGTCACCATGACGACCTTGTTATGTGCACTGTTTTGTTTTCGTGGTTAGTGAGGCAAGAGTTTTTTATTGAGCTAACTGATAACGATGTACGTAGTCGACTTTATATTGAAAATCAAAAGATGATTGAAGATGATGTTCTACCATTCGGTATTGTAGACGATGGGCACGACATATACCATGTAGAAGACAGTGTGGGTCCTCTCGGATACACGTACGATGTGAAAGACGTCGTAGACTTCTAAAATTATAAATATAACAGTAATTAAACCACGAGGAGATTAAAATGGCCTTTCAAATTTCTCCAGGAGTCAACGTAAGTGAGATTGATCTTACAGCGATTGTCCCTGCAGTACAAACAACGGCTGGAGCATTTGCTGGTCAGTTCCGTTGGGGTCCTGTTGAGCAGCGAGTGCTGATCAGCAACGAAGCACAGCTACTGGGCCAGTTCCAAAAGCCCGACAGCACATATTTTAGAGACTTTTTTGTTGCAGCTAACTTCTTAGCATACGCAGACACACTTCACACTGTCCGCATCAACAATACTGGACTAGCCAATGCTATTACGTCCGGCAATGCTTCGATCACTCTGATTAAGAGCGAAGCAGACTACGATGCTAACTTTGCAAACGGTACTAGCGGTGTAGGTAATTTCGTAGCTAAGTATGGCGGCGCTCTTGGCAACTCGTTAAAGTATTCTATCTGTCCAAGTGCGACCGCATTCGAGTCTGTATTGTCGGGCAACTACACTGTAGTAGACGGCAACACTGGTGTTACGTTCTCCGCTAACCAAGCGTTAACAGTAACCCCTGGTGACTTCCTACAGCTTGGTCCAGATAAAGATCTGTATAAAGTAGCTACAGTAGCAGGGGATGGCCTGTCTGTTACCCTAGACAACGAGTATGTTGGTACTACTGTAAACAGTGATACTGCACAGAAGCGTTTGTGGGAATACCACAACTTCTTTAACCGTGCACCAGGTACCTCACCATTCGCTACTACACGTGGTGGATCAGCTGATCAAATGCACGTAGTGGTTATTGACGAAGATGGTGAATGGACTAACGTTAAAGGTCAGGTCGTTGAAGTCTTTGATTCGGTTTCTAAAGCATCTGATGCTAAGAACGAAGATGGCTCTACAAACTACTATGCCTCTAGGATTAACCGAGAGTCTTCGTACATGTGGTGGGCCGCTCATCCCAGTGGTGTAACGAACGCTGGTAGCAAGGCTAGCGGAACTACATATGGTGGTGGTAACACTCCTGTAAGCGAGTCGTTCCGATCCGGATCTGATGGATCTACAGGTACTGCTGGCCAGTATCAACGTGCATACGATCTGTTTAAGTCTGCAGAAGAAGTCGATGTATCAGTCATTCTTGGTGGCGCAGCTACATCAGCCACGGCGATTCACTTGATCAACAATATTGCAGAATTCAGAAAGGACTGTGTTGTATGTCTTTCTCCTGAGCAAGATGACGTAGTTAACAATACTTCGTACAACAACGCAGAAGCTGATGACGTCGTAGAGTTCCGAAATACTTTACCTTCAACATCATACGCAGTATTGGACAGCGGGTACAAGTATCAGTACGATAAGTACAACGATGCATACCGCTGGGTACCGCTGAATGGCGATATCGCTGGTACTATGGCTCGTACCGATGAAGTACGAGATCCTTGGTACTCACCTGCTGGCCTGTCGCGTGGACGAATTAAGAACTCTGTATCTCTTGCATTCAATCCAGACAAGACAGCACGCGATCTACTTTACAAGAACGGTGTAAACCCAGTAACTACATTCCCAGGCGAAGGAACAATTTTGTTTGGTGATAAGACATTGCTAGGATATCCAAGTGCATTTGATCGAATCAACGTTCGACGATTGTTTATCGTTTTAGAAAAGGCAATTGCGATCGCTGCAAGACAAAGTCTGTTCGAATTCAACGATGAGTTCACTAGAGCCCAGTTTGTCAATTTAGTTGAGCCCTTCTTACGAGACGTACAGGGTCGACGAGGCATTACTGATTTCCGAGTAGTTTGTGACGATACAAACAATACGTCAGAAATTATTGACCGCAACGAGTTTGTCGGAGACATATACGTCAAGCCTGCTCGCTCAATTAACTTCATTCAACTTAACTTTGTTGCAGTTAGAACAGGTGTTGAGTTTGAAGAAGTCGTCGGCCAGTTTGGATAATAGGGAGAATAAAAATGGCTTTTAACGTAAACACCTTTAGGGGTGAGCTTAAGCAAGGAGGGGCCCGTCCCTCTTTGTTTGAGATTCAATTGTTCCAACCACAGGGAGGGACGTTGAACGGTGGCGATCTGATCACTAAATCTCCTTTCATGGTTCGTGCAGGACAAATCCCACAATCATCGCTGGGCACTATTGTTGCTCCTTATTTCGGTCGACAGATCAAACTTGCCGGTAACCGCACGTTTGATGATTGGACTGTAACTATTATGAATGATGAAGACTTTAAACTCCGTAACGCATTGGAGAATTGGAGTCACAAAATTAATAATCATTCCGGCAACTTAAATGAGTATGGTACTAACCCAGCTCAATACAAAGCTCAGGCCAAAGTGTTACAGTACAGTAAAGAGGGCGGCGTCATACAGACATACACGTTTGACGGTTTGTACCCTGTAGCAGTTTCTCCTATTGATCTGGCTTGGGAAGCAGAAGCAATTGAAGAATTTACTGTTACCTTCGCTTACGACTGGTGGGAACACGGCGAGTCCGGCGTAAACTAAAAGGATTGGTTAGATGGCTAATCAGCTTTATACTAAAGCCAAGCAGGCTTTGCTTGGCGGTGAACTAAATCTGTCATCTAATGTGATTACAATAGCGCTAGTAGACACGGACGTCTACTCGTTTAATGGATCGCATCAGTTCCGATCTAGTATACCCAACACAGCAGTAGTATCAACTAACAATCTTATCAGTAAAACTATTACCGATGGGGTTTTCGATGCTGCAGATGTAGAGTTTCCATTCGTAACAGGCGCCAATTGTGAGGCTCTTGTTTTATATCATAACACTGGTGATGCTGAAAACAATGAAGGTGATCAAGCTACTTCTAGACTGGTCGTCTACATTGACACTGCCGTGGGTCTTCCTATCCTTCCAAGCGGCGGCAATATAACTGTCAAATTCTCTGACGGTGTCTCTAAAATCTTCGCGATTTAAACTCTATCACTAGTGTTCTTGTGGGTCGATAAATATATCGATCCATTCATTCTCTGAGGACAAACATAGTGCAATTATTCGGATTCGATATAACAAGGTCAGATCAAGAAAAGAAAGAAGATCTGAAAACCTTCGTACCCCCACAGACCGACGACGGAGCTATTGAGGTAGCACCTGGTGGTTCCTATGGTACATTTGTAGATTTAGACGGAACGGCTAAGTCAGAAGCAGAGCTGGTTACTAGGTATCGAGAGATGTCAATGCAACCGGAATGTGATGCCGCTGTGGAGGACGTTATCAACGAATCAATTGTAATGGAAGAAGAGAGTCCTATTGAAATAGTGTTGGATAATCTCAAGCAACCAAATTCCATTAAGAATAAGATCCGAGAAGAATTTGAAACAGTTCTTGATATGCTGGACTTTGGTAATAAAGGATACGATATCTTTAAACGTTGGTATGTAGATGGTAGACTATACCATCACATCATTATTAACGACAAGGATCCAAGAGATGGTATTAAAGAACTGAGATATATTGACCCTCGTAAGATTCGTAAAGTTCGAGAGAAAGTAAAATCCAAAGATCCTCGTACTGGTGCTACGATATACAACAAAGAACAAAAAGAATACTATCTGTATAACCCAAAAGGGATATCCTCTTCTGCCACCCAAGGCATTAAGATTGCAACAGACAGTATTAGTCACATTCACAGTGGGCTGATGGACTCTAAGAACAAGATGATTCTTGGGCATCTCAACAAAGCTGTAAAGCCTCTGAACCAATTGCGAATGCTGGAAGACGCTACGGTTATATACCGTCTTGCCAGAGCACCAGAGCGGCGAATCTTTTATATCGACGTTGGTAACCTGCCAAAGATGAAGGCAGAACAGTATCTTCGCGACATGATGGTCAAGCACAAGAATAAGCTGGTGTATGACGCTAGTACAGGCGAAGTACGCGACGATCGTAAGTTTATGACTATGTTAGAGGACTTCTGGTTACCGCGCAGAGACGGCGGTAGAGGCAC